CTTTGGCCTAAACCAAAGGGCGTAGCCCCTCAGGGGTTCATTGCGAGCCTCTTTTGGTCATACATAATACCCGGAGCTTAAAAGCCCGGGAGTTATCACCGATTCGATATCGGCGGGATATGAACTTCTTCCTCTGAGTATATGTTCTCACATAATTCAAATAGAAGGTGTTCGCTCTAACAAGGCGACATGCCATTCACGCTCCGACTTTACCGAGTTTCCTCTGGTAAACGGACATTATCGTATTAGCATACGATAATCGCGATAGGTAGGGGTCGGTCGTATTAAAACGTCACTCGTTTGCCTTGAAAGAATCAAGGACTGCGAGTGTTCTATCCGCATGGGCGACAACATCGTTAGGTATCCTACAAACATGAGGTTCTGCATTCAGATGTAAATCTGGATTCAGAGCTAACATGTTTCGGAGATCTTTCTTTTGAAAGAGCTGCGACAAAGTGTAGTAAGAGGGGACTTCCTTTTGATAATCCCTGTGAAGGGAAATAACTTGGGAAGGATCCCGACTCTTATGGGCCCAATAGAGAGCGTTCCATGAAGGAACACTCCTAAGGGTCCTAGACCTTACGATTCGTCTACAGAACTCGAATGTTCCGTAGCCGACAACAGTCTTACGACTATTGATTGGCACTTTAAGAGCTTCTAGTAGTTTAATGTAGCGTTGGGCGACATCTCTGCCGCTTATCACTACATCATCACCAACGATTGCATAGCCGCCTCCTACGGGTTTCCCCGAAAGGACGCGAGCCATGTTAACCAGCAGGTGATTTGTCACAGCTAGAAGTGGAAAAGATGAATAGGCACCCATGGGTTGTCCTGTCGCATATCGAATCTTCCGACCATCAAGGTCGAAAGTTCGGTCTACGAGTACTGATTTGATATCAGCACATGTCTGTAAGACATCGGGAAACTCATTTCGTGGTAGGTTCCGCCTAAGGAATTCGATCCCCAAATCGACAGGGAGAGTATCTGTTGCATTAGATAAATCTATGCTTCATAACTCCCCTTGTAAGGTTTGGAGGTAACGAACACCCTCTGAATGATCCTCAGTAAAATCATTACGATTTCTACTAAGGAGCAGGCTTAACATCCTATGGACAGGTCGCAAAGCGATCTGAGAATAAGAGTCCAGCATGGCGACAATTCTTGTTTTACAAGATTTGTCTTGAATCGCAACTAGCCTGGAAGCTAGATGCGGACATAAACCATCCTGGTGTAAGGGTTCATATTGATTTACATCAAAATTGAATCCTCACACATTCCATAGCCGTGCTATAGGCTCAATCAGTTGGGGTTCTATGCACTTGATAGCGCATAGATCCTTAGCTTGACTACCCAAAGTTGGACCATTAGGGCCACTCTTCGTGTTTACTCGAAGAGGGGCTTCTAGTCCTCCCGTTCGACTACAAGAGTCGACCGGTGGGCATTCTATCGAATAAAGGGTAGCTTTGTACCTGATTGGCTTAGAAGTTGCAAGCAACTTCGCTGTCAAACCAGGTAGAGAAGCCCAGTGAGGAATCTCAAATCGTTTGCTTTCGCAAACAGTTTGAAATACTCTTCTGTTATCCTCATCCGATAGAAAGGTTTCCAACATGGTACCTTTATGTCTTATCGAAGCGTAATCGGGTTTAGGTGTGACCTTCATATTTCTATGAAGTGTGAGAAGGGTACGAATACCCATATCACTAACACCATCCCGACACTTAAGGAATCTTAATGAGAACCACGTAGTGGTTCCGTTCAAAAGATAGCTTTTTTCACTATCTTTGAGTCTTTTGCAGAGGTTTTCCAAACCTTCTGCTAAGATCCATTTCTTAATACGTCCTTTAAGACAATTAATCATCCCAAGGATCTCTCCTTGTCTTGAACGCGTGAACCTAGAGAGGAATTCAGCCGCTCCTTTGCTTTCCAGCAGTTTGGAATAACTGCAGGTCTGCGATTTATCGGATCTCCGTTCTGTATCTATATTATATAACATAATGTTTGATATGGTACGGAAACTGGATTCCCCCTAGTCAGACGAATCTGTCTAAGGTTCTACCGACCGCGGCTAAGACCTCAATAGTCTTAGCTCTGGTCATTAAGCAGCCCCCCACAGAGACGGATCTCCG